TAAATCAATAACTGATTTTAACATAAAGGTTTATGATGTAAAGGATGCCTTCAATTCAGCAAGGGCAGGAGTATTAAGTAAAAAAGAAGCACTTGATAAGTATAATGATAGTTTAGGTAGTAGCATAGGTTATGCAAATAGCATACAGGAAGCGGAGGAATTAATGGTCAAAAATACTGCAACGGTTGTAAAAGCTATGCAGTTGAGGACACAAGCAAACGTATTTCAAGCAAAAGCAGCAGAGTTAAATGCAAGATTGGTAAGTGGAGAGATGTTTGATTTTGATAAAGATTGGATAGAATTTGCTATGAACGCAACAAAGTCCTTCTTTAAGAACATGAATCTTGCAGAAACTGTTTCAAATGATGTAAACAAATCACTCACACAACAAAACTTTCTTTTAGATTCAGCTAATAAGCTGAATGAACAAGCTATACAATTAGAGAAAACATTAGCAGGTTCAAGAACAAAGCCGGGAGGCGCAGCTGACACAACAAAAGCAGAAATAGATGCTTATGTAAAAGCACAAAAAGAACTTGAATACTATAACAATTTAATAGTAGAACAAACTGCCCTTAATAGGTTAAAAGCAAATATGGGTAGGTTAGAAACTGGAACTGTAGATAGTGCAGGCATTAACCTTCCGCAACAAAGAGACCTAACAAATATTCAGTTAACCACTACTGCTAACAACACATTAACCAAAGCACTTGGAGAACAAGCAATGGCATTGAATATGGTAAAGTTGAAGAAGGATGAAGCGTTCGCAGCAGACACGGCAAACTACCTGACGCAATCCATTACCAATATGTTCAATGCTATGATTAATGGTCAAAGTATAGGAACTGCATTAGGTGATATGTTCAAGCGATTAGCGGTTGATATTGCAATGGCAGCAGCGAAGGCGGCACTATTTCAGGGTATTATGTCTGCATTAACTATGGGCGGTAGTGCTGCATTTAAAGGCGGTCAAGCAGTAGGGGCATCATTAATGGGTGGTACAGTTGGCGGTGGTAAGAAAGGCGGTGGGTTCCTTTCCCTTCTCGGCAAACTACTCGGTTTCTCCGAAGGTGGTACCGTTAGCGGCCCGAAGTCCGGTTATCCTGTAATGCTTCACGGCACAGAACACATTGTACGGCCCGACCAAATGCGGTCAATAATCGCATCAGCATCGCAGATGGGGGGAGGTAGTAATAGAGTGATAGTTGAAGGTAGAATATCAGGAAACGACATCTTTATAAGCCAAAAAAGAACAGGCACCTTTAGAGCATTAACAACTTAACATGAGTTACGGCAAAAAATATACCCTACAGGCAATAAGCAAATCCGAACTAACCTACACGGCTGAAATTTGGGAGAAAGGATATAGCGGTACAACACATTCAGTAGGTACCGGCCCATCCCCTTTTGTACTTGACTGCATGGCAACGGGCGATGATCCGTTCTCACCGATACTTGCCACTACTTTAACCATTAGAGCCGATTTCACCGACTTTACAGGCCCATTACCGGACTTTCTCACAACGGATGATAAAAAGTACTACGTTAAGTTATTCGCACAAGGAACGACCTATTTTGTGTGGCAGGGGTTTATATTTATGGATACCTTACAAGTACCATTCACAACGGGCAGAAACTTTATAGACATCATTTGTGTTGATGGATTGGCTATACTTAAAAGCACTCCCTACCCCTTTACAAGCGCAAACATAAACGAGGGAGAATCAATACTTCGTGTGCTAAAAAATTGCTTCGATTCGATTCAGTTCCCTGAAACTTACTTCATCAATTCGTGTGTAAATTATTATGCACAATTCCAAACTACAACCGATTCGCACATAAGGAATAGTTTTATTCTGCCAAACGTATGGATGAATAATGACTATTCATTTAAGAGTTGCTATGAAGTACTTGAAACCGTTGCAACGGCATACGGAGCGCAAATATTCCAATCGGGCGGTGAATGGTGGATGGCTTCCGTTAATGAAAGGGCAGGTGATACATTGAGGGTATTCCGTACAGATAGTTCTATTGCATCCGATACCTTGTTATCGGTAAACATTAACCGGACATACAAGCCGTGGCAGAATGATACCGTTACACCATTCTACTTCATCAACAATGACCAAAATAAGACAATCTCAAAGGGGTTTCAGTCAATTATATTAACGGGAGATATTGAGTTTTCGGGCAATACCGTAATGAATGGCAATATGTCAATCATTACAAGTGGGGTGCCTGACTTCTTTACCCGCACAATCGGGTCCGGTGGTAGTTTCGTAATGAATAGCAATAGCGGTATATCCGGTGCTACATTAATAGCAGGGACGGGTAATACTGACCTGCAGGCGAATTCATGTGGGGATGTTGGGTCAGGTGATATACTTGAAGTAGGGTATCAGATTAAAGCAGCCGTAACAGGCAAGATGCTTGTTGAGATTAAATTTGATACAGGTTCTACCGTGTACTATTTCAAAAAGACAACAACGGGTACTGAATGGAGTACAACGGCAGGTTTCTATGAAGATGACATCAACAGTACAAGCATGGAAACCAAGACCATTACAACGCTTCCATGTCCGGCTAATGGCTTTCTTACCATTAAATTCAGGGTTTCAAATGGTGGTATCAATGAAGCATTTATAGCCAACATCAAAAAGACTGCAAGACCTTCGCTGACTGAAAAAAGGGTAGTAAATAACAATACTTCCTCCAATCAGTACAAAAAGGAAATGAGTACTAAAATAGGGTTACCATTTCCGAAAAATAGCACTACACAAGTTCAATCAATTGTCAATGCTAATTTAGGCGGTGCGCCATTGGAAAACTTCCAACGGTTTGGCGGTACTGCAACCTATACAACATTAGGTAACCTTCTTTATTCGCAGATATTTAACATACTTTCTTTGCCACAAGTGAACATGGCTTTTAATTCTTACAATGTGTTTAATCAGGCAGGGAATTACATCATAGGGTTGGTACATAATTTCGGGGTAGAGGATCCGTCAAGTTTGGTGAATGTAAACTCTGCAAGGTTTGTAATGAGTACTTGCACCATTGATTACATTAACAATACTTTGTCAGGTACTGCCATGCAGGTATCAAATACGGTGCTGACTTACACGGAAGTAGATACACCAACTGCAACACCAACTGCAACCTGTAAGCAGTACACTAACTTAACAGGTTCTAACTGGACTGGTTCGTACATCCGGTGTGATGGAATTGCGTTTGGTCCCGTAACTTTGCTGCCGGGAGCATCTGTATGTGCGAGGATATACACTCCGATAACTATTAGCGGATCAAATTTAACAATGGGAATAGATTGCGTATGACACCAGTAACCGGACAAAAATTAAACCTTTACAGGTACAATTCAATCGCAATGACAGACAATCTCATTGCTTGTGCAAGGACTTGCACTTTTTCGGTAGAGGTGGATGCGATGGAAACTACCAATATCAGTAGTGCCTGGTTCAGAGAATCCCGGCCCGATGTCGCATCATGGTCAATACAAGCAGATGGACTTGTTGTATTGGATGATTATTCATACCTATTTATGCTCAATAGCCAACTGAACAGAGAGTTGGTATCATTGAAATTCGTTATAGACAATGGCACGGCAGGTGGCTTGGTGATAGTATCGGGTTTGGCATGGCTGCAATCTTTTACCATTACAGGGGCAAATAAGGACATCGCAACGTATCAGGTATCTTATCAGGGTACGGGTGTGTATAGTTTAGCAGGTACCACCGTAACGCCAACGGGGATAGTTATACAAGGTACTACAACACAGGTGCTGCAATATACTGCCGGGGGTGGGGAAACTTCGATAGCTATACCCGGTGGGGCAGGTAAGACAATGATATACGGCTCACGTGGTGGTACATCGTTTGAAACGATTGCTTATAGTGGATTGCCCGGCACGGGTGTAGTTTGGACTGTTGGTAGTGGTACGCTGACCGTTGATAGTAATGTGCCTTTCTTTGCAGGTGAGAAAATTATAATTTTAGTTCAATAATATGAGAAAGTTTTTAACACTATGTGCAATACTTTTATCCCTATCCGCATCCGCACAATGGCAGCAAACAGGTAGTAGGGTACGTTATGTGAATGGTATCGGTATTCCGACACGGGACACGGCGGCAGGGGTACTTGCCGATAGTTCGCAGATAGTTATTAGGCCGGCTGATTCATCATTGTATGTAAGGTATAAAAGGGCATGGCAGAAAGTAGGGGCAGGTGGAGGTGGAACGGTTACGGGTAGTGGTACCATTAACAGAGTGCCGAAATGGACTTCATCAACTGCTTTGGGTAATTCATCAATAGTGGATTCTGCATCTGCCGTTGCTATGACGATTAAACCATCTGGAATTATAGGATTAAATACAACATCCCCCGGAGGTGGCTATAACTTAACATTGAATGGTAACTCTACCACTTTAACAGGAGGGATTGAATTTAGGCAAAGTGGTACTGCTACATTTTTTATCGGTAATCCGGCAGTTACAAATACAACTGATTTTGAACTTTGGAATCCAAGAAATGGTTATTTACGGTTTGGTACTAATAATGCAGAACGTATGCGCATCACCTCTGGCGGCAACGTAGGCATAGATTACACTGCCCCTGCTGCAAGATTAGCCGTTAATGGTACTGCATTAATCAACACCAATACAGATAATGGAGTAGATAGGTTGCAGGTGAGTGGGAGTGCATTAGCATCTACTTTGAAAGTTAATACTTCAGGGCAAACAACAACTATATCTAATTATTATGCAGGTGGTACAGGCAGAAATATTTGGATTGGTGGGGGCGGCACAAGTAGTAATTCATCTGCTTGGGGTAATGTTTCATTAGGCGATGCTGCATTAAATGCAATTACTTCAGGTTTTTTTAATGTTGCTATTGGTGGGAGTGCTTTGCAAGCATTAACAAGCGGTGATAGAAATATGGCCCTTGGTTTTGAAGCAGGGCCAGGAATAACCTCGGGCAGACAAAATACTGCAATGGGTGCTAATGCTTTAGGAAATTTAAGCACAGGTTCAGATAATACAGGTATAGGTAGTGGCTCTTTAGCAAATTTAACAACTCCATCAAGTAATATAGGTATAGGTGCGCAATCAGGCGCATATTTTACGCCGGGGGTTGGTTCTAATAATACCACATCTTCACAATCAATTTATATCGGCAACGATACCCGGTCATCTGCCAATGGCAATACCAATGAAATGGTATTCGGGCATACTGCAATCGGTCAAGGCAGCAACACCGTAACACTCGGTAACTCATCCATAACAAAGACATTCCTGCGTGGTAATACAATGGTAAATACCACTACCGATAACGGAGTTGATGAGTTACAAGTCAATGGTTCAATACAAGGCACAGGATTCAACCAAGCGTACACCGCCCGTACTACAACCTACACGGCAGCGACAACAGATTATTTCATTGATTGCACATCAGGTACATTCACCGTTAACCTTTTCACGGCAGTAGGTAATACAGGAAGGATACTGATTATAAAGAATAGCGGGACGGGGACAATAACCGTTGACCCCAACGGCTCACAGACTATAGACGGTGCAACCACTCAAACCCTGTCAACCCAATGGTCAAGAGTACACATTATTTCGGATGGCGCAAACTGGAAAATAATATCTAACTAATAAACAATATACTA